CCGTAATATGGTCTCCTGATAAACGTGGTAGATTTATTGTAGGGTGGACCCCCCCTCCTCACTTGCAGAACAGAGTGGATGTTCGTAATGGGAAAAAGTATCCCGGCAATGAGCACTTAGGGTCCTTTGGGTGTGACTCCTATGACATATCAGGCGTCGTGGTAGGCAAAGGGTCCAATGGATCTTTACATGGCCTTACGAAGTTTAATATGGACGAGGCTCCTGTGAATGAATTTTTCTTAGAATATATTGCTCGACCTCAAACGGCGGAGATATTTTTTGAAGAGGTCTTAATGGCCTGCATATTTTACGGTATGCCTATACTCTGTGAGAACAACAAGCCGCGACTGCTATACCATTTCAAGAACAGGGGCTATAGAGGCTTCTCTTTAAACAGACCTGATAAAGTTTACAATAAACTTTCTCGTACAGAAAAAGAACTTGGAGGCATACCTAATACTTCCGAAGATGTAAAGCAATCGCATGCCGCAGCTATAGAATCTTATATAGAAAAACATGTAGGCATAGACATGGCGGGGGAGTACAGGTCTCAAGAAGATATGGGAACTATGTATTTCCGAAAAACTTTAGAGGACTGGGCGAAGTTTGATATAAATAACAGGACTAAGTTTGACGCCTCCATAAGTAGTGGCTTAGCTATAATGGCTAATCAAAAACATTTGTATACGCCTGCCGCAAAAAAATCAAAAATAAGCATTAACTTTGCAAAATATAATAACAATAGCACAACAAGTCAATTAATTAGATGAAGGGACTTCAGATAGATATTAAGTCTGCCACCTTCCCAAATCAATTTGTTTCGGATTCGGATAAAGCAAAGAAGGAATTTGGGTTGCAGGTAGGACAAGCGATTCAATATGAATGGTTCAGAAGGGATGGTTTATCCTGTAGGTTTTATAGTCAATTTCAAGAGTTCCATAAGCTTAGGCTTTATGCTCGCGGAGAACAATCCGTGGGTAAGTATAAAAACGAGTTAGCTATAGATGGGGATTTATCTTATCTTAATTTAGACTGGACCCCCGTGCCTATCATACCTAAATTTGTAGACATCGTAGTGAACGGTATGTCGGATAGGTTGTTCGATGTAAAGTGCTATGCTCAAGACGCTCTGTCTGCAGAGAAGCGTAACGAGTTTCAGAATTTAATTCAGGGCGATATGATCGCCAAGAAACTTTTTATGCAGATACGAAAAGATTTCGATGTCGATCCATTTACCGTAGATCCAGGGCAGTTGCCTGAAAACGATCAGGAGATGGAGTTGTATATGCAACTCAATTACAAACCATCTGTTGAGATAGCTAATGAGGTGGCTATCAACACTATGCTGGAGGAGAGTCACTACAACGATATTCGCAAAAGAGTAGACTACGATATAACTACTATAGGAATAGGGATGTCTAAGCACGTTTTCCAGGAGGGAGATGGTGTGAGGGTAGAGTATGTAGACCCCGCAAATGTAGTGTATAGCTATACGGAAGATCCTTACTTTAAGGATTGTTTCTATTGGGGAGAGCTTAAGACTATTCCTATCACGGAGGTTTTAAAGATCAACCCTGATCTTACTCCAAAAGATTTAGAAGAGATATCTCAGTACAGTCAGTCTTGGTATGACTACTATAATGTTGCGGCCATGTATGAGAACAGTATGTTCGCAAGAGACACATGCACCCTCCTGTATTTTAATTACAAGACTACCAATAGTTTTGTATATAAGAAGAAGGAGATGAGTGACGGTAGTTTTAAAACCGTGGAGAAAGACGACCAGTTTAACCCTCCCGATGAGATGATGAGTGAGGGGAAGTTTGAAAGGGTAGAGAAACGTATTGATGTATGGTATGAGGGCGTCATGGTTATGGGGACTAACATTGTCCTAAAGTGGGATATGATGAAGAATATGGTTAGACCTAACTCAGCAAATCAGTTTGCTATGTCTAACTATGTAGCGTGTGCCCCACGCATGTATAAAGGGGTCTTAGAATCTTTGGTTCGCAGGATGATTCCTTTCGCCGACCTTATTCAAATGAGCCACCTTAAGATCCAGCAGGTAGTAGCCCGCGTGGTTCCTGACGGAGTATTTATAGATGCAGATGGTTTGAATGAGGTGGATTTAGGTACAGGAAACGCTTACAATCCTGAAGACGCTTTACGTCTATACTTTCAAACGGGTAGTGTAATAGGTAGAAGCTATACCCAGGACGGGGAGTTTAACAATGCTAAGGTTCCTATTACGCAATTGACATCTAACAGCGGGGCGTCTAAGATGCAGATGCTTATAGGAAACTATAACCACTATTTAGATATGATACGTGCGGTAACAGGTCTCAACGAAGCACGAGATGGAAGCACTCCAGATCCAAACGCTTTAGTGGGCGTACAGAAATTAGCTGCTTTAAATTCTAACACAGCTACGCGCCATATCCTTCAAGCAAGCTTATATATTACAAAGACTTTAGCGGAGGCTTTATCTCTTCGTGCTGCAGACGTTTTAGAGTACGCAGAGTTCCGTGATGAGTTCGCTATGCAGATAGGTAAATACAACCTTGGCATCTTAGAGGAGATAAAAAACCTATACTTATCCGACTTCGGAATATTTATCGAGATGTCTCCTGACGAAGAACAGAAGGCGCAGGTAGAGGCCAACATACAGATGGCACTTTCTCAGAAAGATATCAGCTTAGAAGATGCTATAGATATTAGGCAGATAAGAAACTTAAAGCTGGCTAACCAATTACTTAAGGTTAAGCGCAAGCAAAGACAGGCGCAGATGCAGCAGATGGAAGCTCAGAAGCAACAGATGCAAGCCCAAGTCAATCAGCAGTCACAGCAGATGGCGGCACAGGCTGCTATGCAACAGCAACAGATGGAGACGCAAGCTAAGATGCAGCTTCAACAAGCTGAAGCGGCTATGTCTATAGAGAAGATGAAGAACGAAGCGGCCCTCAAGCAACAGCTTATGGCGGTAGAGTTCCAGTATCAAATGCAACTTAAGGGTGTGGAGCAGTCGCAGATAGACGCGCGAGAGGAATCTCGTGAGGTAGGAAAGTCTGAACGCATAAGCCAAGCTAATACGGAGCAGTCTAAACTTATCCAGCAGCGTAAAAATAATACTGCACCTGTAAACTTTGAATCGAATGAAGATAGCTTAGATGGTTTTGACTTTTCGGAGTTTAACCCACGCTAAAGTTATTATGAATATATACCTTAACT